AACGGTTTGGCGCATCTGTGTAATCGGTTATGAGTACGTTACCCATGGGATTCGTGGAAGATGGCGCCTGACAGGTGTTACTAAAACTCTTTGTGTGCTTGAAAGTTTCTTTTATCATATTTGACTTATAAAGAACGAAAATAACAGCTAAAACGGTGACACCTAAAACGTATATACGAGGATCGCGTCGAATGAGAAACACGATGGTCGCGACATAAATGATAAACCGAGAAGCTGCGTTGATTCTATCTTCTGGTGATTGTTCACTCGTTGGCCAAAACTCGGCAATCTTACTCTTTCTGATGAGTTGCCTAGGGTCGTCGAACCAAGCTTTCATTTAGTATATAATAGGTTTATTTTTTGGGAAGACCACCGAGCATACCACCAAGCATCTTCATGAGCGCATCCTGATCTATCTCCCCGTCACCTTTCTCAATCTTATCGGCACAATCCTTCGCGAGACTCTCGATCATGGTTAGAGTCTCTTGTGGAATTGAAATGATGGTCGTGCCGAGCATGTAAAGTGTCTGAAGATACTGCCAGGTAGCATCTTTCGTGTTGGGTGTCATCTTACCCCAGTAGGACTGTGCGTCGAGCTCCTTGAGAAACTCGATATTTTCAATCTCTTTTAAGAAGAAATTCTCATCCTTGTTTGAAAGCTGTTCGGCGAATGGAGAAACACCGTTCATGAATCCATCTACCACGAGGCGTGGATTAGTGGATTTCAGCACATCAAAGGTGGTTAACATCTTCTTGATGCCTTTTTCATCTGGAAAAGTCTTGTGCAATTCCACAAGAAATTGACCCATCATGTCGTTAAACGCGGAAACGGATGCCATTTTCTTATTAAACTATACGTGTAATCTTTAAGTTTAGAAAGGGTCTGTGGATATAGACTCCTTTTTACCTAAACCATTAGAGACTATGAAAAATACTAATATCGCGTTAAGCGTGGCTGGTTTGGTATATTTATTCAACTCTAATTTACCCTCATTATTGAGGTGTGCCTTGAGATGAATGTACGCGGCGGTGATCAAACCCGCAATAAGTGCGGCACTGATCGGATCACGTAAATGTTCTGACAGCGACTCCATTTAATTATAACCAAGTTTTTTTGTACGCCTCTCCGGTGCGTCCCCAAATAAAACATCATCTTCCTCCTGGTGCATCCGTGGCTCAGGCTCAGACTCAGGCTCAGGCTCAGGCTCAGGCTCAGGCTCGAGTTCGGGAGGTGCTTGAACTCCTGGAACCGTTTTAAATTCATTGTCTAAACCGTAACGCTCTTCCTCTGGGGGTTTCACTTCTTGTACGGGTTCTTCTTCTGGTATCGGCTCCTCGTCCATGTTCATGTTCATGGGAGGCTCATCGAGAACATCGGGGTCATCGGTATCTTCGACACCCCCATCCAGATCTATATCCCTAGAATCTTGAGACATGTACGTCTGTAGAATCTGCTGAACGGGAATAAGCTCTTTTACGGTATTCTCGATTGCGGTACAGAAACGCGCGGTCAAGTTTTCGTCACGAGCGTATTCACTCGTCTCGTCGTGAAAAATGTACGGATCTTTATACAGATCTTTCGCACAGTTGTTATAACATGTCTGAATAAAGACTTCGTTGGTTGGAAGCTTCAATGAAATCTTCTTATTATCCGCCTTGAGTCTGACAGCGGAAAGAATCTTCGTACAGGCAACAAACACAGCTGCTAAGAGGTCGTTAAACCACGCGCAACGATCTGCGATGTTATCACTGTGCGTCTTAGACATAGCGTTCGACCAATTAGGAACTTCCTTGAGTAGGTTTTGGAACATGATGAGAACCTTCCTACCCTTAGACATTTTAACGGCTTCTTTGTACATATCATCAAAAACTTGAATCATAGGTGGACACATGATGAGACATAACTGACCGAGGTATTCTTTCTTAGCCTCAACGAGTACATTCAGATTATCCATTTATGATTAAGAGGTTTTTTAAAATGATAACTTCCTACGCACTTCTCCTGTACTTATTCGCAACCTTCTTAAGGTTCATGAGATTAGGAAATTCCACGTCATCAATTGTTTCTTTTTCTTTTTTCTTTTTTGGTCTCGACCACGAGACGTAGAGATCGTAGTTACTCAACATTCGTACGGTAAATCCTCCATTTTCAAATTGTCGAGCTACGTATCGACAGGCTGCGGATCTATCGAATACTGGGTAACCTATCAGAAACAAAGGAATGGTCAGGAACACCTGTTTATGACCCATCTCCACAGACTGTTTAATCTTAGATGAAAACTGTTCGTATATTTTCGTATAGATTTCTTTTTTGATCTGTCGCTTCTTCTCATCAATTTTTATGATGTCATTGATGTTGATCATTACATTTACTTCAAATTATTTTTAGCCTTTTCAAACTCACTCTTGGTTGGAACGGCGGCTTCTTTGACGAGTTCGTACTTTACAAACTCTTTACCAGGAGCTCCCTCTGTAAACGCCTTGACATTACTGGGCTGTCTCGAACCGAGAGGCTGCGTTCGGAGAGAAACTAACTTTATCGTCTTACCCTTGACCTCGAAAGACGCTACAACCGAAAAGCCGTATGAAAATCCACCCTTCTTCATAACCATGAAAACACAATCGAAGATGTTGTTGTCACGCCCAGAATATTTCTTAATCTTCGCAGTCTCTATGATGTACGTCGGTGTACCCAAACGTCTAGAAATCTCATCATTAGCTGCGAGGACGAACGCTTCCATCTCATCGTGGGTGACGTTTGCTTCAACTTCACTGTATCCAGAGAGATTTGGTCTGGGGTCATTGAATCGTACGTAGTCTACGGGTTTGTTGTATCCTGATAGACCGAAAACCTCTACGAATGTCTCGCGCCTGGTTATGAGTATAACCAGAGCGACGAGCATAAAAATTATGTATAACTTCATCTTTACTATAGTGCGTTAATTTTTTTTTACAAAATACCATATAGATATTAGATGTCGCTACTCATATACAGTCCGAGGTGTAAGCATTCCATGGACATTGTAGAATACGTCAATAATCATGTGCAGTTAAAACAACTCGTACATTTTCATAACGTAAACACACAGGGCATACCTAAAAACTTTCAAACTAAGATCACTCGCGTCCCCACCATGCTCACAAAGAATGGAAAAATTCTTGTGGGCGGAGAGATCCGAAACTGGTTAGATTCTCTCTTGCCGAAGAAGGAAATAGAACACGGAGGTTTCGGTGGGGCATGTGGCATGACTTGTATCGATGGAGACGAACGAGATCCGGGTATGTTTTACTTGGATAACTACGGACAGTCGTTACAACCCGCTATGACGAAAGAACTCGAAGAGAAAATAAGTCGCGACGTGACCAAGGGTATGGCATATACGGAGTTAAAGATGTAATGCGTTTTATTTTCAGTTATGAAATTGGTTTCTATACAAGCTTCCGCCTTTAAGTCTACGTTTGAAGTACTTAAGGACATTCTCAATGATGTAAACATCTATTTCAAACCACAGGGTATGTATATCGTCACGTTAGATACCGCGAGAACCTCTCTCATCGACATGTTTCTCGCAGCCGATAACTTTGAAGAATACGAATGCGATCAAGATGAGATCATAGCCGGTATCAATATTTCAAACACGTTTAAACTTTTAAAGACGATCACAAACAATGATGTTCTTCAAATTGAAATTAATTCAAAGGAGTACATGGACATCAAGATTACGAGTGAATCTAAAAAGACGAGTTCCAAATTTCAACTTAAACTTTTAGATATTAACGAGAGTCGAATAGAAGTTCCTGATATAAAAATGTCTACGGTCACGACTCTCCCTTCCTCCGACTTTCAGAGACTGTGTCGAGACATGTACAATCTTGGATCCGAAATTGAAATTACACGCGACGGGAAAGAGTTAAAACTTAGGTGCGACGGAGATTTCGCAAATCAAGAGACGTCCATCGAGTGTCTTGAAGAGAGTCCTCTTATCACAGGACTCTACAGTCTAAAGTACTTGAATATCTTTACAAAGGCGACGAGTATG